AGATTGCAAACATCCAACTACAGCACTATCGGCTTTGATGATAATACCTTGACTGTCAACTTTTGTAATTGCCATTATTTACTCCTTAATGTAAAATCAATTATTTGTCTGTGCAACGCATACTCTTCTTCAAAATCATCCCTTGAGTTTAACCCCATAGGATAAGTATCTAAAGAATACAAAGCCGCCTTAACCTCTTCCAGCACAGATTTCATCTCTGCATAAGAAGCACCATAAACATCAACCTGAAACCGTATGTCACTCGAAGTCACACAACCGCTCATGGTTTGATTATCTTTGTCGTTTACGACTGTATAAACCAAAGCCGGCTTAATACAGTCTTGTGGCATGATCAAAGGATATACCCGATCACTCACCAATGACACGTTTGCTTTTAGGTGAGTTACTAACGTTTCTTCCATCATCTTGCCAACTTCGCTATTTCTTTATCTGTACGCTTTAACGCATACTCTTGAAAAGCCTTAACCGACTTGTTCCCAGCGTTTTCAAACGCAGGTCTCAAGAACGGATGAGCCGCCATGTTCACCGTCCCAAACTCAACCATGTGAGCATAGTACGCGTTCACTTTGCCTTTGAGCTTTCCGCTCTGACCGTTTACCGTAACTTTTGCACCAAAAGAGACTTTGGACTTTGGAACCACGTAAAACAATACATGTCCCTCTTTCGTATCTTTCTTTTTGGCTTTGGCCACACCAATGCTTTTTTTGAGAAGTCCTGATCTAACAGAGACATTCTCTCTGGCTTCATCCGCTATGACTTTCGCCGCAGCCCTTGAAGCACCTACTACAACCTTTTGCTGTATCATGCCAGGTAGCTTTCCGAGTCTCTGTTGAACTTCTCTAAAACCATCAGTCATCATGCCGCTCCACAAAATACTGCATCACACTCTATGACAGCAGTACAGTCAAATATACTCTCGATCACCGCTTCATACAGATCTGCCACTTCTTCACAGATAAGCTGCATCATCTTGTCACGCTCATTCACGTTCAGCACAGAGACTATCTCAAAAGTGCGATCTCTTGTGACAAGTCTCATCTTTGGGTTTATCCCATGCTTGTAGCGTATGATCACCTGGTGTGTAGCCGTAGCGTGTTTCTCAGCAGATACATACTTCTCATTACCGTTCAACGGTTTGATATCGCACCATACTTTTGAAAATTCACGCCACACCTTAGTCACACCACCAAAAGAGTCACCGGTCTCGGTATATGCCTCAACAGTTCCAATGTGTCTAAGTTTTCCTACTCTCATACCGGTATGATCCTATAGCTGTCCAGCAAGTGATTGAAATATTTGTTCTTTTCATCACTGACTATCGTTCCTTCTACAAGGTTTTCTCTATTTTCAAACAGAGTCAATCCGTAGATAACTATCCAAGAGTTGATGGCCTCTGGTATCTCTTCATAACCACACTCGAAAGTGATGATCACATTATTTACACCGGCTGTTTTCACATCTGATGGAAACGAGCTAAAGTAAAGAACGGCAGGCTCTATGACATCATCCATATAGAAATCCGTCCAAACCTGAGTCACACCATCCACATCGATATACTCAACCTTTGTCACCGAAACAAAAGGCGGTTTAGGAAGTACAACGATAGACTGAAACGCATCAAGATAACCCTCATAAGTAGCTTTCACTAACTGTCTGTTGGTAATCTGTTCTGCTTTCTCAGTAGCAGCCGTAATGGTCCGCGTGATAACATCATCCTCATCCGCACCAAGTACACGATAAAAAGCTTTCGCCTCTTCAAGTGTGACAGGTAGTGATGCTGGTGGAGTTATCAACTTTGTTTTCATTATTTGCCTTCGCCTTCAGTGTTTGTGTTTTCACTATTTGCATCATCCCCTGCAAATTTCTCATGAAAGTACTCAAGGAACTCTGCTTTATACTCTGGATTAACACTGGTTATGGTGGTAACGATTGCCACCAAATCTTTAAGTAGCAAGTTGGCTTCAATTTTAAGCTCCTGCTCTTTTTGGATCGCGATAAGCTTTGCTTGTTTTTCGGACTCTATTTCTCTATAAGCTTCAAGTCTTTTTTCAAGCTCAGCAAACTCTTTTTTTACTTTTGGCTCTGCTTGACCAGTTGTGATGAGCGTATAGGCTTCGGTATCACTTACAGTGATACCCTCACCAGGGGATTGAGACCCCTCAGCAGATACACGCCCTACAAGTAGTTTTATTTTCATATCAGACTACTTACGCCATAACCATTTTTTGTATAGCTTCAGCAAGTACCAACTTACCATCAACACGTTTGTCCACTCTGAAGCCGACATGACCAGTATCAGCGTATTTCTCATCAAGTCTTTTGATGTTCATTACAAGTCTGTCTTTGATGTAGTAGTATCCAAAGTCACCAAACGCAATAGGTGAGACACCAGTAGCAACATCAGGCATGTGTTTGTTCGTAATAATCGGATAACCGTCAAGCGTATCCGGCTCACCGTTGAACCCTTTAACCCATAAGTAGTTACCATCACCATCTTTAAGCTTTCTAACCATCTTTTTAGTGTTTTTATTCATACACCATGATGCATTTTGCTCATAATCTTCATCAAGACTATATTCAAGATCGATGATCTCATCAGCAGTAAATGCTGTTGCAGATGCAGCAGTAATACCAGTCTCAGCAGTTACAAGGAAACCTGTTGGCTTCTTAACGCCATCACCACTTACAAATGCAGCTTCTTCTAGTTTTGTCGTTGACTTTGCAAACTTAACAGCAACGTAATTTTCAATAGCCGGCACAGTGTCTTGTAGTGCTTCATCAGTCACTTTTACGATACGTCCTGCTTTCCATGCAGACAGAATAACTTGTGCAATAGTTGGATCACTCTCGCCGTATGTACCTTCTTCATCAACCCATGTACTTGAACCATCATCGCCCTCTACAGGTAGATTTTCAGTTGATGTTGATGTAGATACATTTGCCACATCACGAATATATGACTTTTCACCAAGTTTCATAATAATAGTTTCAGCGAAACTCTCAGGTACTAGGTATCCACCTTTTGCATCTGTTCCGGTATTTAAAGAACGTGCTTCATCTGGTGTAAGTACTTCACCCTTTTGAGCTTTCCAAAACGCTCTACCATAAAGCTCGATCTCTTTCTTTGCTTCATCTGGATCATCTGCTCTTTGATTACCAGCACCAAACAGAGGCTTTCTTTGAGTATCATCAAGCTCTTTATCAAGTTTGATCTGTCTCTCTACTCTTTGGATGTCAACTGACATACCATCAAGATCTCTTTCCATCTCATCATACTTCTCACCCTCTTCTTTGGTAAGTTGTCTCTCCTCTGTTTCAGCAACACCCAAAAGTGCTTTCATCGCCTCAGCTTTTTTTGCTCTTTGGGCAAGTAGTTTTTTCAAATGTTCATTCATGACAATTTCTCCTTTAGTTTAAGTTGTCTTTTCATTGTGTCGATACTTCTGCCATCCATCACCACTTCTGGCTCCGGTACAATATCGTCCTCTATTTTACGACCCACCGTCGCACCTGTGTCAAACCCTTTCCAGACTGCTGAGAGTTCGACTATGTCAAAATCTGTTACAAGTACATGAGTTGGATCTTCCTTTTTCTCTGTCGTGATCACATCATTAATGCGGTATCCTATAGATACATCCGTCAAGATACCGTCAAGATATTTTCTAAATATCTGATCGCTGTCGTCATCACGTCCAAAGACTACATCCACTTTCAACTCACCATCTTCTACACGTGCATTTTCAACACGTCCAATGGCATTGTCTACAGATGGCCTGTGATCTTTAAAAAAAGTTCGTAGTTCTGAATAATTCGCACCTCCTACATCAAGTTCTTCCAGGTATATTTCATCGTTCCACCAATCATATCTCTCTCCTGCATTATCACGTGAGATAATGATGAATGGTACTTTTCTGTTCTCTTCATCCATAAGAGACATATCAGCTCTGGCAGAACGTTCTATCTGTCTGCCTTGAAGTCCTGATACGATCTCAGCCTTGGTCCTAGTCTTCATCTGTTTTGGCACTGTTACCTCCTTGTGTCATATTTAAAGGCAAGACAGGCTCATCAAGTCCATCAAGTGGATTAAGATCTTCCATCTCTCTTGCTTCATTTCTTGTCAGCCAACCATCACGGATACCCGTTCCATAGGCTTCATATCTTGTTTTGGTATCACCTCTGAGAAGTGCAGACATATTAAACTTCACATAGTAATCTGTGTTGTCTCCAAAAAGTGCAATATTAAGTGTCTGCTCCAATCTCAATATCCAAGGTCTAAGTGTATGAATAACAAAGTCAAGAGATTGCTGCTCCATGTTGTTGAAGCTTGATTTTTCAAGATCGTTGATCATGTGAAGAGGTACTTTGAAAATAGAAGCTATTTCACTTCTTTGATATTTACGTGATTCTAAAAATTGACTGTCATTGTTAGGGATAGTGATCTTCTCAAAAGTAAGACCACCTTCTAGTAAAAGTGGTTTACCACTGTTAAGTAGTCCAGTATAGTTTCCTCGTAAATCTTTTTTTAACCTCTCATAGGCTTCAGTACCAAGCTCTCCTGGTGTAGAAAATGCACCAGATGCATTCGCACCGTTTGCAAAGAAGTTTGATCCAAACTCTTCCATGGCCATAGAGAGCCCCAAAGAGTTTGCATTTTCTTGAATAGGAGAAATACTATTAACCCCATCAAGAGAAGCACCGGCTGTATGAAGCACCTCGTGACTATATAGAAAAACCTTACCTATTTTAGTAGAGCTATACACATATCCAAGCTCACCACTTTCACTTCTCACTGTCTTCATATTGTCAGTAAGTAGTGGGTAAAAGCCTATGATCTCATCTCTTTTATTCCTAAGTATCTGAGAAAAAGCAGCACCACGACTTACAAGATTTAGCATCTGTGCTTCTATCCATCCAAAAGAGGTCATCTCTTCATTTGGTTTTAAATGAAGAACATTGTAAAGCTTATGATTTGTAGCTTTTTCTTTAGAAGTTTTTCCCTTTTTAACAGTCTTCTTCATAAGATGAAGTGGCATCCCTGCTACACCTTCACTTAAAACCTTATAGCAAGAAAATACCGTTGTATGTCTCATGGCAGTGTCCTGAGTGACACTCACCCCAGACTTTGAAGTAACGAAAAGATTTGGAAATGCAGAAGTGATCTCCGGACTGCTTAGAGAGTATGACTCTCTTTTCTTAAAAAGATTATTTAGGCTCATCGGTAGCCCTTAAAAGTTCATTGATGTCTATGATCGTCATAAGTGGGAGGATGATAAGCGTTAAGCCTAGTGAGATTTGAAAGGGATACTTCTCAGCTCCATCAAGTGGAAACATAAGAAAGGCAGCAGACATAATAGCAAAGAGTACTAACATCAAAAATCTATAAAGTAGTATCTGTCTAAGCTCGTCCGTCATCACAATCCTTCCAAATTTTCCAGATTGTGACATCATTAGTGAGAACAATCGTTCCCACTGTTATAAAAAGTTACGAAATTTCTAAAAGTTTTAGTTGTGCAGTGATAAGTGAGTGTATATTATTAAGCCCATTTCGTACATCTTTGGACATATCGTGGATCATTAATGTCTCCAATGAAGCAATAGTTGCATCAAGCAAGCTTGTATCTTGTATCATGATTAAATTCTCTGGCAGCACCTCTACAGAAAACTTAGGAACCAAACATCTGATTTGTGCTTTTACAGGTTCATTCACACTCAAATCTATAGATATATCTGTCACCTTCAGATCATTACCTATATCCTTGCCATCATCACTTAAAATTTTTGTTCCGAAAGAAACACCATCTTCATTAACTATTTTCATTGTTGTCCTTTTTTTTAAATTTACAGCGAACGCATCCCACGCTCTTCATATACAGAGGTTTCTACCTTGTCAACTTCATGTATCAGGTAGGCAAAAGTGTTTATAATAGCCGCGAAACCATCTATTTTTCTATTATAATCCGACTTATCCGGCTTAATATTCCCCGCTGCATCAGTTAAAATGGCTACATTTGAGATCATCCACGTTAGAACCGGACATCCATTATGAACGATGTCACCATCTTTTACAAGCTTTAAAAAGTACGACGTAGGTTCAGAGAGCGTAATGAACCCTTGACGTATAGGGATGCAACTCTCATACCCGTCATTATCTTCCAGTTCATTGACTATACGCTTTGCTCTATGTGGATCATAGCAAAACGCTTCCATATCTTCGAGATCTTCTCTTATATCGTTTAGCACATATTCATCATCGATGCTGTCACCAGGTGTCGCAGTAATATGTCCACTGTTCACCCAGCTGGCAAGTGGCACACGAAGTTCACGTTCACGGTCCTGTATATTTGCTTTAGGTATATAGAATTTTGCAGAGATATGGTATTTATTTCCAACCTTTACCGTTTTTGCATAAGAGGAGAAGTCATCTCTAAGAGACATATCAAGCCCACCGATAATATTACCTGTTGTCTGCACTTCACCCTCACACTCATACCACTTATTCAAAGGGATGAAACTTTCAGCAGAGGTGGTCCATACATTCAAATACTTCACTAAAAAGTTGTTTAGCTTATCTGGTCTATCATATGCCTCTTTAGCAGCAAGGGCAAACTCTTCTTTATCAACACTCACCCCATAGTTAGGATTAGCAGCCTCCCAAACCTCTTCTTTAAAATACCAACCCGGATCATCATCCGGCTTTTTTGGTGCTTCAGCTATGAAAGCAAAATGATAGTCATCCTCTATCACTCCATTGAGTACATTTTTGGAATATTCATAAAGCCTGTTTGCAGGTGAAGCGATGTTAAACCCAGCTGTAGTGATAGACATCATAAACGGCTCACGTCTGGCCATCTGAGAACTCTTCACAACATCCCAAAGGCTGTCATCCTTGTGTGCATGGTGTTCATCTGCAAGCCCAAAAGAGACATTAAGACCATCAAGTGTTGTAGAGTCACGTCCAAGCGTGTACAGTTCTGTATCACTCCTGTCAAACTTCAATCGTCCATAAACCTCTTTTGTATGCTTTTTTAGATCCACATGATTTTCAAGCATATACTTGGCAGGAGCATAAGCAAGTTTAGCCTGATCCCGTTTCGTAGCAAAGAAAACAACCTCACCACCCTGCTCTTCTCTCACTATCATATCAGCTACACCACATGCAGCACCAAAGATAGTCTTACCATTCTTGCGTGGCATAAAAACAAAAGCGGTCCTAAAACGTCTTACCCAGGTACCATCTTCTTTTTGACGCTGCCAACCAAATAAAACAGCTATTGCTTTCTTTTGCCAATCTTCAAGCTCTATCAGTTCTGCTGCCTTAGAACCCTTGTAATGCTTTAGTTGCTGAATTATGGTCACATACAACAACCCCAACTTCTTATTAAAGCGTAAGTTCTGCTTCTCCCCACGCTCCACAGCCAACTTATCAGCTTCATGACGTTCAAAGGTTTTCTCGTAGTAAGGTGTGATCCTAGACATCTATATCACCATCCTGACTGAGATCCTCTACAATATCAAAAAGGCTTTTTGTCTTCTCTTTTGCCCCAAGAGATATACCTATTCTTTTTCGTGATGCTATCGACAGTCCTAATTTATCCCCAAGTTTTGCCATGTTTGAGATCACTGCTTGAAGTGCTGAAAAATGTGGATTCATATATGTAGCACCAGCCTTAGGACTGATACAAACTTCCCCTTCTTTATCCACAATAGATTCAAGTCTTAAATATCTTTGATAATTTTTTGCGTACATCACAACAAGTGGTTCATCTACTGGACTATAATTATCACCAAGCTCTTCAACAATCTCATATATTTTACGAACAGCTACAGTATCAAGCATTCCATTATGATTAACTACTGCAGGTTTATTCTCATACTTATCAAGTGCCATCTTCACTGGATCATATTTAACCCACTTTCTCTTTTTTGCTTCACGTGAGATCTGCATAGGATAAGTTCCATACTTTTCACCAAGTTTTTTCATTCCAATCTTGCTATTCTCATAATCCCACTGCATAGACTCCCAGTCTATCTCTTCATACTCCTTATAATCTGTTACATCCTTTGTTACATTCATAGGGTACCCCCATGAAACAGTTTTTGTGAAAGTTTAGAAGGAGGCTCGGTGTTTCGGTCTTTAGTCTGTAGAGATTTGACCGCCCCTCCCCTCTGTGCTTTCTGCTCTGCTGTCTTCATATTGTGATGAGTTAAACACATTGATTGGAGGTTTGATAGTGATAACTTGGCACCACCATCTTCTATCTCTATGATGTGATCCACAATAGTTGCTGGTCGTTTACACTCTACACATAAAGGATGTTTACTTAGTTGTAATCCTCTCACTCTCTTCCACTCGCGACTATGATAGAACTTACTTGCTTCTTGGTTTCTATATTTTTTATCATACTCTCTAGTGGAAGTAGTTTTACACTTAGGACACCAAGACTGCTTATCTGTCTTGGTCCATAGTCCATGAATATTACACAGTCTCTTACTCATATCCAAAATCCTATCTTTGTTTGGTTGGTTAGATCAAACACATGATCATACTCAGACAGATCATCACCACTCTCTATCTTCCCCGCCATATATCCTTCTCGTATGTGCTGTTGGATATCTTTAGGGATAGAAACAAATACAATCCCTTCAAAGCTTTTCACTTCAACCAAATGATTAAGGGTGATACTCTTCCTGCTGTTTAGCTTTGAGAAGTATCGAGAGTCAAGCCCAAAGTATCTGGCTAACCAGGTACCAATCATAAATCCATCTTGCATCACTATCACTTCACTCATGCAGCAACCTCTCTTATAAATTCAATCTCACCTTTTGTGAACTTGCTGGTGAATACCTCTGCGAGTACTTTCATCTGCTCTCCGTCTGTGCTGGTGAAGGTTTCTTTGTCTCTGTCGTATTCACCTTGCATCCATACACCCTTGGTAAATACTCTAATGTACTTTGGCATGTAGTTGATATAGACTTCATTTTTGAGGAAGTTTGAAAGGTTGTTTAGTTTGCCGTCACGCTTGGGATCATGTAGATATAAGACTGTAGATCGTACAAGGTCTATGTGTTTAACGGTGTGGCACATCTTGATATACTCATCTTTTGCCTTATCTCTACTGCCTGGGAAGTCTGAGTTCATATTGTAGATGTTAAAAAGGTCATCAAACAATCTTTCGTACACGCGTGCGTTATTATCATCATATTTATTAAGAGCTTTGTCCCGCTCTTGGTGTCCCATTTGTCCCGCCTTTTCTTCACAAATGACGTTAGCTTGGGCTTCTTGGGTGTCCCATTTGTCCCGCTCTTGGTGTCCCATTTGTCCCACTTGTTTTTTTTCGTAGTTATAGTGTTGATTGTTTTTAAGTTCCCAATGGGCAACAGCAAGATCTATCTCATCTTTAAAGTTCTTGATCCATCTCTCGGCTGTACTTTTCCCAACATTCCAGGCATTGGCATAAAATCGAATAGAGTTAAAGTCACCTCGCTCGATATCATCTATATAGTCTGCAAAAGCCATTGCCTTACGCCTGCCGGCAATACCTTTCTGTTTCAGTTCAAGCACATAGTCTGTAGGCAGTTTTATGTAATTAATTCTCATTTGTTACTTACCTCCCTGTTAATCCATATGTGGCATTGAAAGTTCATCACCGCCATCATACACTATCTCAAAGCTTCGTGCACTGTTCTGAGGAGTTATCTCCCTCTCTACACTAAACCCACCCAAGTGCTGCGCGGCTCCATAGTTGTCCTTGGTGACAGTGATCTTCCTCATGTGTGAGCTCATAGGGTCAGGCTTCTTCTCTCCCGACTTACTGATGGTGATCTTGTCTACATCATACACACAACGTGCAGCATCTACAAAGGCACCTGCTCCACGTGTCCTGGTTGAACCGTTCGCATCTCCTTTTTTGCTGTGATGCAGGAAGATGATGGACTTCTCACTGCCCTTCACCCAGTCAAGGAATGGCTGCATGAAGATGCGTGCCTGCGAGTTGTCGTTCTCATCTCCACCGTAAAATGCAAGAAGCGGATCTTTGATGATCACATCATATTCTCTAAGTTCTCTTTTGAGTGCATAGAATTTTGAGGACATCTTCATGGACCCGCGTCCACCTTCAAGCAACAACATAGGCGCGTCATAGCTCACTTCTATAAGGTTTTTGTCTATCTCACCGTGTATTCTGATGATCTTCTCAAGTATGGCATTGAACCTGCTGCGGACGATCCCCTCCGGGTCTTCACTCAACCATAAGAACACTCGCTTACCCTCACGTGCAATACGGTATGCAAGCTGTAATATAAGCCAGGTCTTACCCGTACCTCCGGGAGCAGAGATGAGCGTCACGGTTCCCTTCGGAATTGGCAGCCACTCCTTACAGTGGAAATCAGGCTCTTTTGCCTCTGAGTCGAAGATACTCTTGCGGTTGATCGTAAGTGAACCACCTTCAGCGATATGCTCTACCCGCTTCATGGTGCCGTCTATCACTTCTGTAGGAGATATATCATCTTCTATGATCTGCATTTTGATCTGTGTTGCCAATGCTACCAACGCACGCTTCTGTGACTGCTCTTTAAGGTCATTCACATACGCACCTATATTACTTATAGGATTGGTAGTCAATAGATCCAGCATCGCTACTTCATCAAAACTTCCTTCCTTCTGCAATAGTGCACGGGTAAACTCTTCATCTATCGGCTTACCCTCAGCCTGTAGTCTGTAACACGCGCTAAAAAGATGTTGATGAAATGGTAAGTAAAAGTCATGTGAGGAGACCTGTGAGAAGAGCCTCTGCACACTTTCAGCCCACGGCTCGAAGATGATAGAAGCCAACAAGGCACGTTCGATGTTGAGATTATACAGATTGTCCATCAGTTCCCCTCCCTGCCGTATATCTGATACTCTTTGTACTGAGCATCGCACACTTTCCTTGAACCTATGCAGATGTTCCACTCTTTACGAAGATCAGCCACGCGTGTGCGGACATTGTTTAACGGAAATCCATTACCACCCATAGGTTTGTTTGCATAATCATCTATGGTATGTCCTGCAAACAGTGCACGGAGTACATAGTAATTATGTGACCCTCGCTTAAATGCTCCGCCGCTCTTACTCTTGAGTCTGCTTATCTGCTCATCAAAGCTCTGCGTGAAGTCAAGTTTGACGTGCTGGTCTATGTTATCACCGTAATCCCAGTCATTCATCCCTCTTCCTCCATCTTTCTAAGTCTCTCTTTAGCCATAGCCTTTAACTTGGCAGTGGCACTCTCTGACTCGTCTATCTCTTTGATGATTGCTTTAAGCTCATCATCCGTGAGTGTTTCATCTCTAAGCGCAAGCTTTGTAGCCTTAAACACATCATCACTCTCAAGCATCGCATCATCTGCAGCCTTATGAAAGTTCTCATGATCTGCAACATCCATCTTTTTAGGTACGACCATAAGTCCATGCGGATCACCAATGCCGTTTAAGATGTGGGCCACGCCTTCCTGGTCAAGCTCATCCATAATGACAGAAAGCTGTCCGAGCTTCATAGCTTTTGGTGACACTGGGTTGTAACTTTTATAGTTGAGTATATTTGAAAGCTGGATAGCTGCATTTTTACCACGCAGTCCAAGTGCCTGTGCCAAGTGGCTCCGGGCATTAATGTAGTTTCGGTCTCCCCAGGCATCTATGGCCTCAGAGATCGCTTTGTAAATGTGAGTTGGTTTTATCATGGTTGAACTCCTTATGTCTGCTTTGGTAGGGGATGGGAGTAAAGGAGTTCAGCCAAAACCAACCATCCGCCACCAAAGCAGACTAAATCTAAGCTTCGTTATAATGCTCTTGTTACGGAGTGTTATAAAGTGCTCGAAGTGTATTATAAACTAAATTGTTTATAAATGTCAAGCATATTATTTAAAATAATCATAAAAGGTCATTATTATGTTTGGAAATTCCTCAAAAACCAATATTACAAAAATAACCATGACACAAGAACTGTCAGATCTTCCTAAACCACAAGGCACCCAAGGTCAAGCAAATACTTTTACCACAAATATAGTAGGTGTTACCTATAAAAATGATGACAACGTCAGCAGACAAACACTCATCAAGATCTATGCCAAAGAGGGGCTGACCTTGGATATAGACTTCTATCTATATGAAGGGGATGTTGCATGTGGGGTCTATCTTGATGGGAACCAACTAGGAAACCTAAGCAGTGATATAGCCAAAGAACTATTTAATTTCATCAAAAAAGGTGGCTATATCCAAACGTATATCATATCATCAGGTGAAGCAGAAGATACAGGCAAATACGGTGTAACAATTTATATTAAAAAAGTTATCCAAAAAGAAGCCAAAAAGACAACTAAGGGTAAAATACAAGGAGATGTCATCTGTGAAGACTGTGGCACCATAGGCACAGGTGCAACAAAAGTGGCCGGTACATTTTGGGTAGAGCTGCTCCTTTACATCATAGGTATCATGTTGGCAGCCCCTACACTTCTTATATCTCTACTTGTACCTCTTGGATATTCCATACACAGAAGAACAGCGTCCACAAAAGTGTGCAAGAAGTGTGGAGGCAAGGTAATAAGCATCTATGCCCCAAGAGGAGAAAAGCTCCTTAAAGAGATGGGGTTTGTAGAAGCATAACCCCCTCTTCTATCTGCTCCTGCAGTCTCTTCTCGGAGTCTGCATTTATCCATAGACCAATCATCACAAGTATCCAAAAGATGGTCCCTACTATTTTTTCTGTTGTATTCAACTCTCCCATAATCTACCTATGCATTTATGTATATATCTGCACCCTTTTCTCGGAAGTGGTATGCGTAAAACATCATCAGACCTCTTCTGTGACAGGATAAGTATATTTTCATCACAGTCAATATCCTGCATATCATTAAACAGATACTCTTTTCCGCTTACCTTGATCAGTCCTAATTTTGGGCTAAATTGTACCCTCGATCTCTTATCTATAAAAGGTAAAAGCAAAAAGACCAGAAACAAAAAGCCTGCCCACATATACCAGCCATATATAGAATATATGCCCTCACTTCTGAATGATACCAGGGGAATATGGTTGATGATCTTATAGATCACGCTCCCCACAAAAGGAGCAACCCCTAAAAATAATAAAAACAATCTCACCTTCACACTCACATATCTATAGGTATGATCTTCACAGTCACTTTTAGTGTAGTCACCATCAAAAGGTTTTTTACCCTTAGTGACCGTGTTCCCATCACCAATTATCTGCACATTGTCTTCACCGGTTTGTTTCATTTCATTCCTTTGAGTTTTAAGATAATGGTAGTTTAGCAAAAAGAGAGGGGTAAAAACAGAAAGTTTTTAGAAAAATGTTAAAAAGTGCTAATTTTATGTTATTTACGGTGTAGTAGGAGCGTGCAGGTTTTTAAAGCTGCTACGCTTAAAAGAGTATTTGCTAGTCAAGGGAATTCCTATGACTAACACTAAATAGGAGGAAGCTCACTCAAATCAAGCTCAGGCAAATATTTTGTTATATGCGAATTATTCCAGGTATGATCATCATGCCTATCTTTATAACCATCGATAGTCACACCACATATATCATTACCGATCTTTCTAATGGCTATAAAATTATCATCCATGATAGTAGTTGTGGCTTTGGCTTTTCTGACAACAATATAAAGCACATCAGCGAATACATCATAAGAAATTTTATAATTACTCATTGACGGCCCCTTTATTTTTTGTCCACTTTACATTGCCCTTATTCCAGGGTTTAACTACATCATGATATGCTGTAGTCATATAAGTAATATCATCTTCTATTCTTGTTGATACAGAATATCCAGTAAATTCAGTTTCACCTGTTTGTTCTGTATATCTTACAAACAACTCTTCAGTTTCTGGCTTTCTGCCTTCAAGAATTGCATCAGGATTATTAAGTGTTTCAACAACTTCCTCTAAACAATAATTTGGACCTTCGCAATCTTCTAGCTCATAATGCCCGTCTAAGGCATGTGTCCAGCTAGAATCATAAACAAGTATATCTGTTCCATGCTGAGGATGTTTCGCTATAGCTAAAACTTCATTGTTTTGCTTCATTCTTCTCTATTTCTTCTAGGATATTGTTGCAATTTTTAACAAAATTTTTAAAGTGATTGTATGACATGTGAATCTCATTTTGGAACTTAATTTTAACTTTCCCATCTCCTGCCATTGTAGTTTGCCCAAACACAACTGCAATATCCTCGTTGGTACGCTGAATAATGGACTGGTTTCCATAAGAACTTTCTACCTCCGAAAAATCAGCAGCTAAAATATTTCGGGGGTGCCCCTCAACTTTTTCTTCTTTTGCCATATGAACTCCTTATTATTACTATTATATTAACATAATTCCTATTATAATTCAACCCTACCTACACCCTGTCAAAACTGCCAACTACCCTACCCACAAACTTACACCCACTCTCATGAAACATATCTATGGTAATGTTATCATGAGCAGGATTGTCTGAAATGAGCGTATAGCTCTTGGTGATCGGGTTCACGTTGACCCTCTTTACCAGGATGGTATTGTCACACATGATGACATAAACACCACCATCCCTTACATGGCCATCTTCATTCTCTATAGGATTGACAAAGATAAGAGATCCATCTTTAAGTGTAGGCTCCATACTCTCACCAGTAGTATTTAAAATGAAGATATTTTTGTAACTCATAAGCCCAAGATGGATCTCTAAAAAACTTTTAGAAAAACTCATAGGCTTAGACTTCTGTAAGTAAGGGTAAGCACCACCTCCAGCACTGGCATAACTTTCAGGGTAGTAGTCAAGTGTAACACTCTCTTCTTCCTCTCCATACAGTTTATCACTATCGCTTACAATGCCACCACTTATACGATTTTTACTCCCTTTAGTCTGAATATTGCCATTACCGCCTTGGATCATAGAAATATCTTTGCCTTTAACAAGCATATTCCCTTCACCAAACTCCAACCAAGATAAAGAAATCCCTTTATCTTTTGCAATTTCCCTCATCAAATCGGTTGCTTTTCTTTTATTTTTGTATTGGCTTATTGCTTGTGGTGACACCTCGTATTCTCTCGCTAAATCCGCACCAAAACGAGCATGACCATAGACTTTTTCCATAGCGTCTACAAATCTTTTTCCTACATTCATTTAATTTTCTCCACAAAATGCTTGACTTTTATAAACCATTTAGTTTATAATACGTTATCTATTTATCTCTAATTGTTTCTAATTATATCTAATTAGCTCTAAATAGATAAAGGTTATAGACATTTTCTTATAACCGATATCTTTAAAAACCCAACCCGCGAAAAAGGGGCATTTAAAAAACCACCTACAAAAGCTAAAGGTGGAGAGCTTTTTATGAAGTGGTTAGTTATGACTAAGCAGTCGTGTTGGTACGCGGCATCCAGTAATGGAGTAATGCACGTTGTTCGGAATCCAGCGCAACCACTTCACCAAGAGCTCTTAAAAAAGTACACAAGAAACCAATATTTATGTTTTAAAAATTAAACTAAACGTTTGTGAACTGCAACATCATCGGGATGTTGCTTTAAGGTGTTGACTGTGTGCTTTTAAATTAACAAAAGGTAATTCATTGATTCTTAATTTTTTCTATTTCCTCTTTTAACTCTTTAATCTCTTCTTTTAATGCATCAAGTTGACTAGAGTGCTCTATAAAACTTTCTTTCATTATCAAAGCAATTTCTTTTGATTCAATCATGTGCTCTTTAACTATTGTACGTAACTCAGCTAATTCTTTTTCCATTTTACTGTGTCCTTTAGGTTTATTTTTGGTTACATAAAGATTATACCCAAAAGGACACTGAGAGTGGAAACTCTACTAAAAAGCTCATACCCAAGCATAAAAGTTTCACTACGTTGCAACGCTTATTAAGGCACCGCACACTACCTATCATGTTCCTCCCTTTCATGAAAATAAATTAGACAAAACTTTATGATCCACCAAGTCCACCCAAGTAAGTGGCAACTCTTTTATGCTTGGTTATGGGTTTTACCCACTCAACGCAGTTGGGTGAAGTAAGGGCTTACAATAAGGAAAAGATATGAAAAACAAACCAACCGTAAAAGATCTGGTGCAAAAAGCAAGAACTTCCAATACAAGCAGAGCAGCCACAAGAAGAGTCGTCACCATAGGATATATATGGGGCAGCGTGACCAAGGTGATATACAGATGACTAAAAAACAAAAAGACTACATCAAAAAACAACTGCTCATCATACAAAACAAAACAGATGAAGACGCACTGAGACGATACGAAGCACTCCTGAGCGGTGCTGAACTTGACAAAGAAGTGTATGAACCACTCGAGAGAGCCTGCAGCATGAGACGCAAAGAGTTGAACCCCATCGACCCTATGGTGGTCAATGGTGACATAGATGACATTAACTAAAGGAGATACATGAAAATAACATCTGCACAGTTCAGAGACCGCTACAACATAGCACCATCTACTGAATCAAAACTAAAAAAAGACAAAAAGGTGCCTTATGAACTCGTAGCCGGCTTGACCGTTTACGAGCAGGAAGTGACAGACAAGCTTGCACTTGAAGGAAAGCTGACACGCAACGCTTACATAGCCGTAAACAATATCAAGGATCATACCGAAGAACATCACTAGGAGTTCACATGAAAAACACAACACTAATTCACAGAGCCATAGCCAACGGAGCCAAAACAGCTGCAGACCTTGCACACTACATCCAAGGCAAACGATGACCTTCAAGCTAAAAGGCATTATGTGGGAAGTAGGGCTTGCTCTAAGAAGAGTCGGAAGCATTAAGAACGAGATCGTAGTCACAGACATAGGAGACATACATGAATATCTGGCGAAGTATAGCAAGATGGATGCAAAAGAGGTCAAAAAGGTCATCAATGATGATCACAAACATTAAGTTTTTAAGTGGGGTAAAGATATGAAAATACTAACTACAGAAGCAGAAGCAGAGAGTGTTGAATATGATGAGACAATATCCCCTGCTCCGATCGATGCCGAAAAAGATAAAAAGGCCACACAGATCATGAAGGAAGCGGGTTTCATATCCAATACTGAACCTGCTGCCAATGAAGAAAATATCACCCTTCCTCATGAAGTCACAGCAGATAGGGAAAAGGTCGCTATTCAAATGGTCCCGTTACGCGATATGGAGACCGCTGTCAAGATAGCAAGGATGCAAGGCGAACTTGATGCTTACAGAAGCCTGAAGAGCTTTAAAAGAAGGACTTAAGATGATACACCCACTGATCAACCCGGAAAGTACGCACTACAAACAAGCCGGCAGGCAAAGCATCCAAGACATAGAAGAGGAGATCAGTGTCGATGAGATGATAGGAGCTTGTACCTTCAACATTATGAAGTACACACTTAGGCTTGATACAAAAGGTCAAAAAGAAAAAGATCTTAAAAAGATAGAAACATACCAAAACTACAAAAACCTCCTCTTAGATATGAGAAACAAGCACGACTGCGGTTATCTCATGGTGTGTTTTGCCTATAAGTTTTGTGGTGTTGAAGTGAGTTATGGGTAACGAGTGGATTGAATATGCAACTGATCTTCTTTTGTCTCGTGGATGGACACGATGTTATGAGAACCGCCCAGATCTTGCGAAAAAGGACAATTCACACTGCATGCACCCACCTGAAGAGTTTGAGCCGCCATATCTTCATTATGATATATGGGAAGCCTACAAGGTTGAGATGGAGAGATCTAAGCCAAAACAAAAAAGTTTATTTTAAAAGGAAAACCACATGAAACAAAAATTCATAAGATTTTTAAAAACCAACCACGCACTAAAAGAGTTCCTCATGGAGATAGTACCAGACAGCCTCGATGATCTAAACACACAATTCATAGACGGAGGTGCAGAGTTTGTACTCTGTGACGGAGCGATCTTCTTCCACAAGAACGCAAAGACAGACATCAACTGGGCAGAACTCAATGAAAAGTGGATAGATGCGATGAAAGAGGAAGAAGCGTTATGAAAACCCTAACCATAGCCTCATACGGCTACATGCAACAAACCCTGAGAGAAGAAGGGCTGCTCAACGATAATGGCTCACCAAAAAAGTCAAACAAAATGCCGCTAAACAGTCAGGAGATGCTTTCTGTTTATGCCTTTATGGGTGATAGAGTAAAAAATATAGACAAACCTGAACTTGATAAGTATTCCATACTCTCAAACGAAGCCCTGCAAAAACTCCTCAACATAGGGCAGAAGATTAACCAGATACTTTTTGCTCTGTATATCGTGAGGTACGTCATAGACAACAGCGACCACATGACAAGAGTACTCATGCAGAACAAAGTAAATAGACTCATCGATCACGCAGCCAAGCAAATAAGAGACAATCATTCACAAGAGCTAGTAACAACAACTTCACGTGCAGCAGACAACCTGTGCCGTCAACTAAGTGGAAAAGCACAACTCAGCGATGAAGTGAGAGCTGCTAAAAATAAGTTTATGAAAGGTGTGGCATGAAACCAATACTATTCAACACTGAAATGGTTAAGGCTATTTTAGATGGACGCAAGACGCAGACTAGGAGAGTTGTAAAAAATATTACTCATAGTGAAGTTGATTTGTCTTTTTTCGATGGAGACTATGCCACATTCCAAGGTGCTGGAGGTTGTCAAAATTATGCAGCAACACCAATTAGAGAATATCCGCAATACAAAAAAGGCGATATTCTATATGTTCGTGAGACGTTTACTTTGTTAAATACAAGTCTTGCTGAGGCACTAGATACCGTTCTATTTGGAGAACCATTAGATGATAGCCATAATGTCATATATAAGGCAGACTGCAAGGAATACGGGAAAGAATATCAAAAAGACTATAACGTAAAATGGAAGCCCTCAATCCACATGCCAAAAGAATATGCCCGTATCTTCCTAAAAGTTACTAATGTTAGGGTTGAGTGGCTGCAGGATATAGAGCATGAAGATGTTTTATCGGAGGGTATGGACTTTGATACCTATACCATGAAAGATACTAAAAAGCTGTATTCAGACGACACACATGGTGAGGTGGATTATTGTGAAGACTTAGCTAATGAGTGGTGGATAAACCTTTGGAACTCCACATCAAAAGACGGCTACAAATGGGAAGATAACCCTTATGTGTTTGTGTATGAGTTTGAGAGAGTGGAGCAGCCAGATGCCTAAACTTAAAAGCCTAATAAAAAAGTTCTCCTACAACGAACTGGTCAAAACCTGCAAGCGTGAAGGATGGAGAATCCCAACTGCAAAAGAAGTCAAAAACAGAAAAACAGAACACGATACCTTTTGGATCATAGACCCACCAGAAAAACAAGACAGAAAAACCCACGCACACATCTACCAAAAACACTTCAAAGACGGACATCAGATAGCAAATAAAAACTTCTTGATGAACGCAGTTGTTATTGTGGAAGAGAAGGTTTGTGAAAACTGCAGATATTACGAATCAAGAGACGGCTACTGCAACCAACTAAAAGCATTTGGAATGAATTTTTGTTCCAAGTTTAAAGGAGAAACCAAATGACCACAGCAAACATCGATAAACTAAGCAAGAAACAACTCAAAGATCTACAGCTGCAGATAGAAAGAAAACTATATGGCTTCTGGGACATTGTAAAGGAACTTGCAAAAGTAGAAAGAGAAGAGGCAGACATACAAAAGTATATTGAAGGCAAAAAGGATTTAGTATTTGCAAAATCAGAACAAATGCAGGCTCTTGATCGTATTGGCTTCACTATTGTTATACATAAAAATGACCGAGTATCGATCATAAACTACAGTAAACCAAAAAAGAACGATGAGTTCTATGGTATCACCTTTGACAAAGAAACAAACAGTATTTTATCACAAGAAGAAAACCCACTATCTGATGAAGATATGAAAAAAATCAAAGAGATATTGGAGATCGAGTGAAATACGCAGTGCCACTATCCATAGCCGTACTGCTGTTTATTTCTTTGTTTAATTATATAGGTGTCAAGGTTATTGATGCTTTGAGAATACTATAAAGGAGCACCAGATGAGTGAATATAAAAATGTAACAACCATAGAAGAGTTTGAAGTTGAGGCTAAAAATCTATTTCCAAACACTTTTAAAATACCTGATGATAGCTGGTTTCATGTGCAAATTAATTCTGTATGGAAGCACAAGAGCATACAGCTAATAATTTTCAAAAACCATAGTCTATTTATAGAGCATGGAACTACTCTCAAAGAGATATACCCAGTTCTATTGCGATCATTGGAAAAGTATTTTAAAGAATTAGAGCAATTAAATATTGCTATGTCTGCTGATTATGAGGAAGGCAAGGTCACGGCAGATGAGATATTAAAGGCTAACCAATGATGCACGAACAAGAAGCACCAACCTTCCAATTCAGCAACGTAGTAGTGGTAGATGGCAATCAAATAGGCGTTATCGTCAAGACTTGGGGTGCAAGCAGAAACAGAGGTATCCATTATAATGTTTATGTTCGTTGTTATAATGGAATAAAAGAATATGATGAGTGTGACATAAGGCACCTTGTTTATGATAAAGAAATAGAGGAGGATTAGATGAGCACAATACTAATACAAATCACAGACCATGACTTCACAAGCATCATCAAGGATGCCTTCAAGCAAGGGGCAGAAGTAGCCAAAAAACAGCTTGAAAAGGAAAACCCGACCGATGACATCATCAAAGAGGATGAAGCCCTTAAAATGCTAGATTGTGGCACAAGCAAACTGGCAAAACTCAGAGCTGACAGAAAGATAATATTTTATACCAACTCGAGACCATTCTCGTACAGCAGGAAGTCTATAGTTGAGTATCAAGATAGTATGAAGGTGGACTAAATGGGAATACACAAACTTATAAAAGAACTGAAATTGGAAGATTTTATCGTCCAAAAAGGACATGATAAAATCTTTATTGGTAACAATATGGTAAATGATTTTATCACTATCTACAATAGTGGAAAATTAGATTGCAACTGGATGGTTAAAGAGGGAAGTAAAATTTACTCTCCTATTTATAAGACTTTATCAGAGATGAGTGTTATCAAGCTTAGAGAGCTAATTTTTAGTGATGATGTTTTTGACAAGCCACTAACAGTTGTTTATACCGAAAGAAATGGAAAAGTTTTAAAGCAGTATTGCACAGAGTTTGGGTACCCAAACATCACTACTGACGGATGGCTAATGTATGATAATACACATTTTAAAACAAGACAAGAGGCACTTAAATGTTCTATTGTTGAAAATATTGCAGGGATCAGATGGTCTTTTAGCAATCTTTGGTATGACATTAAAAGTGCCATGAGAAGAGTGCCTTATCCTTTCCTTAGAGTTCTTTATCACCTTAGAGCCAAAATACTTAGAGGGGTAATATAATCTACCTAACAAACCTATCAAACATATTCCCAAGCACCTCTTTGGCACTATCACTCTTCATATTTGAGTAACGCTTCGTAGTAGCTACAGATCCATGCCCCAGAACAGCACCTATCATCTCTAAACTATACCCACTGTTTACACCCATATACCCTATAAGGTGACGTATGTCATGCAGACGCATCTTTGGAAGCCCTGCAAAGGACCTTATGTTCTTCCACTGGGAGTCTATGCCACTCTGTGAAATATACCCAGTCTCACCACTCCCCCCAAATACAAACCCACTTTTTTTAATACCGTATTTTTCTAATACACTTTTTAACAGCTCAGTAACAGGAGCTATCACATCTTTAGATGTCTTGCTTATCTCAGATGGTATCCGGTAAGTCATGTCATCAAAGTTAAACCACTCCCAACACATCTGAGCCACTTCCATTTTACGTCTACCATGAAGCAGCCAAACAAAGTACGCTCTCCACTTCATATCATCATAGTTCAGTATCACATCAAACAACTTTTGAGCCTTCTCATCTGAGATAGTAAAGTAGATCTTGTTATCAAAGCTTGGTATAGACAACTCAGCTCCAATGTTCGGAACCTCCACCCCACACTTCTTCATATAGATATACAACCCACTCATACAATCCTTGATCTGCTTCACTGTAGAAGGCTTGTACTTCTTGCCATTCTCATTATTCCCCATCAACATATCATTGATGACTGTCTGAATATCAACACTCTTCACATCATAAGGACTCTTGTTACCAACAGTAGCTTTTAAATGCTTATTATAGTTCTTATTGATGTTGTAATACCAACTCTCACTAAGCGAAGCCCTGCGACTCTCAACATACTCATCAAAGAAACTATCAACATCACGCCCCTCTGCAACAGGATCACCCCTCATACTCCCTATAAGTTCTGCCCTGGCAACATAAGCCATATTAGTATTCATCTGAGGCTCTTCACCAAGTTTACGCAAATACGCTTTTTTATTTATCTTGAAACGTGCATAAAAGACTTTCTTATTTCTCTTATTCTTACGATAATACAATCCCTCATGCTTAGTAGCCGTCATAATATTACGTCCTTTTAGGTGTAGGTGCATAAAGAAAAATAGTTTTATACACTTTTTTATACACCTTTGCATGATAACACATACATTTTAGATAGTATATCTTAACATCTTAATATTATGATTATTGGTTGAAGTAGTGGTTATTGTTCGTGTGTGTGGGTTATATGTGAAGTTATGACAAGTTGTGCTATTTAGTCAGGTGCAACGATAAGTTATGCACACCCTACAGTATTTACAGTATATAATCTAGTTTTTATACACTCTTTATACACTTATGCAAAATTAAACAGTAAAAACATACTGTTCTAGGTTGCTGTTTTGCTTTTCTATAATATATATTATACCTAATTTTAGCTGCTGGATTCGAACTCGCACCCTAAAGTCATACATCCCCTATATGTGGGGCGTTCAAGAGTTTTAAAATTTAACTGTCAGTAGATAATGGGTGTTATTGACTGACAGAACCGCTGACACTATGCAACTAAAGCACCTTCTCCAAACTTCCTAGCATCATAAATGCTTTGTGTATAGCTACTGTTCCATTAGTCTCCATGCTCCAACAGATGCCATATTCATATAAAAAATATCATCATACGAAACAATCTTATTATAAACCAATCCATTAATTACAACATAATAATGTTTTACTTCTGCACCTGTTCCAGATGCAATCATGTTGATACTCCCTGGATCATACCCTTTATAAATCAAATCATTTATATATGTTATACATTTATCTTCATGGTCACCAACAAGGCTTTGATTTACATCAGTATTCGCATACCAATAATCATCAACCCCATACTGCACAATATCTTCCTCGAATGTAAAATGGCTATTTAGTAACTGAAAAATAGATGAAGCTGTATTGTTTAATATTGATTCGCCTTGACCGTGTTGTGTGCAAATTGCAGACTCTTCTCTGCTGCAAAAGTCTATGTATGTAATATCTACAACATCTATGGACTCCAAGCACTCTGCTTCATTAGTGTCGCAGTAATAACTTGAAGTGCTGTCAGTTCCACCACAGCCTATTAAAAAAAATACAAATACAGTAGCCAAAAGAAGCCCTCTCATGTTCACCCCTTGATGATATATATTATAAAGACACTATAAGTATATCTTCATAATATATAAATATCATTATGCAAAGAGCTTGGTATTAATTATGAAAAAGAAGAAGGAGGAGAATAGTTACGCCTCTCTTCCTCCTGCCCCAGCAACACCAGCATAGTAAGGCAGCTCTTTGTTGTCATAATCTTTTGGCACTCTAAAATCAAGGAATACGCTCGCAGGATATTTCTTCACATTCACTGCATCGTTTTGATTGCCGCCCAAGATGTAAAGGTATTTCTCACTCTGGTCTTTTCCGACCACAAACCCAACATGACCGCCACCTTTTCTGCTCTTCACAGCTATAGACCCATACACGGGGTCAACGGAACTCACGCCAAACTTTAACCAGGACTTGGCACGTGCGGGAACTTTGACCGTTCTCTCTTCTCCGGCTGTCCTCATCACCCAATTTACAAACGAACCGCACCAGGGGACTTCATCGGTTTCAAATCCGCCACTTACGGCATGATATTTTAATACATCATGATCGTGTGCTGCACCTGGTATCTCGCGTGTACCGATCTCTTTCATAGCAATATCTATCCACTTTGCACTGGCTTCATCACCTATAAGCTTTTCAAGGATTGCAGCATGAAGCTTTGCGGCATCAGTGATCTGTATCGCTTTGATGGTTTTGTTGCCTACCAGCCCATCAACCACAAGAGTATGGCCCAAACTATTAAGTGCCTCCTGGATGGTCTTCATCCCCTCTCTTTGCTTCCATTTGTATATACCTAAAATGATCGCTTGTGTAGCTTTGTCTTTCAGTCTGTCCAATGATAATTTATAATACAGTTCTTTACTCATCATATCCCCTCGATCTTCACTTGCGTAAATCTTCCGTCTTTGTTTGTTTCTGTTTTTATGTCTATCTTTTTACCCTCATAATATGTATATTTCATATTGTGCTCGATCGCATAACATATTTCATCACGGATCTTTACCTCTTCAATATATTTTCCGTGTTTGTTTTTGATCTCGTGTGTCATGACGTAAAGAACTTTCGCTCTTGATGTTCGCCTTTTTTACCGACATTGAAGCTCTCAACGGGTCTATGGTATCCCATGACTCTTGTATAGACTAGGCACTTGGTTCTTTCACTTTGGTGTTGTTTTAGTATTTTTTCTCTATTCATTTATTATCTCCTATTCTGTCTTTCATAAAAAATATTTTTATCTTTTCTTTTCATTGATACATTTGAACATTCAGCCAACTTCTCTTTTTTTACCCAGAAAGTAGTTGAATTAATGTCCCCGAAATGAATATCTTTCTCCATCACACAATCTTTAATCTTTTTAAGATTTACGAGTTTTCTTTTTTTTGGTGTGATTAATCTCTCTTTTACAATGATCTTAGCATTTTGGCTGCAACCGCTAAAAAGGAAACTTAACAGAATGAATAGTAGCAATATTGCTTTTTTTGCGTTCATATCCTTCTCCAATCCCTGTATAATATCCATCATCATATACGGTACTCATATCAACTATGAGTTTTTCTTTCTGAGCCAAACAGGTGTTTAAAGAAGTACCTACTGTAGTAAGTTGTGTTTCTAAATTGGCTTTATCTCTTAAATGTTTATAGTGCCAATGGTCCAAAAAATACCAGGTAGAGCCTACCATAGATGCAATAATGACACCGTAAACACCAAGCTTTATCCAGGTAATGCCGAACATTATTTATCACCCTCCATTCTAATAAGAGCATTTCTTATCTTCCTGCCAAGTGAAGCTAAAACGTCATATTCGGGTAGCTCTTCTTTGGTTCTGATGCTGTAGGTGTTCCCGATGATTGAATATACCTCTGATAAGATCAAGATATTCATGCTGACAAAGAGTATATTTTCTGCGTCCATCTTTACCCCTTTGGCTGCTATTGCAAGGGTAAGAGGGATTATGATCAAAGAAATTTTAGAAATAACCCCGTATTTCATTTTATTTGAAGTGATAGAGTGTCCTAGTCTGTGCGCTTTTCCTACTCCTGTTACATAGTCAAACATAAGCAAAACTGAAAAAACTGAAAAAACTTCAACATCAACACCCGCCCAGGTAAGCCACCCGGCAAGGCATATCGCACAAAAGTTGTAAATTATCTTCCCTAGTAATGCACCCTCCGTAAACAACTCACTCATAGTACCCCTTTTGTATTTAGATTTGGTCTAATTAAAAACTCATACTTCCACTCATTCTCACAATGTTTATCGTCCTGGAATAGCCAATTAATCAAAGCAACCGCCCAAAGAATATCTTTATCCCATACTGTAGCGGAGATTGTATGCTTATGTGTTCCAAAAATTAAGTATGCTCCAAGATAATCAAGTGATAACGCGAGTCCATAGTTAAACTCTGGCAGAGAGCTTGATATAAAGTTTCTGCACGTTTGAATAAACAATAAGGGGATAAACAATAATGCCATAAGGGACAAGGCAAGCAAGAGCAGAAAGAAGCTTCTCATTGTTAGTTCCAATCTTTTACGTTGTTTTTATATCCAGGTACCAAAATCATATCAATCTCAACCTCATAAGGCGTTGCCTCATAATAAATACACTCATCAACTGTTTGAAAGGCTGTAATATCTCTTCCTTCGTTACCCATAATCGCATCAAACTTAGCCCAAAAAGTGTCATAAAGAATTTCACCGTTTGCTTCTATGTCTGATGCGATTTGTAACATTTCAGTTTTTGTGACTGTATGTTCCCTACCATAAATATCTCGAGCTTTTAGTTTACCACGCTTAGCACCTCTTTCAAAATCATCAAGATTGCTTCTCTTGGCTCTAACTCTAAAGCCTAATTCTGTATCTATCATTGCTTCTTCAATATACTTATCAGAAGCTTCCTTCAAGTCTTTAATCATAAGTTTTTGCACTTCTGCCAGATCTTTTTCAACTGCTGTATACGAGATAGTATAAACATTACCGATTACTTTTTTGTCTCTAGTAGTTGTGTAATATCTAGGATTGGGCTTTTTGCCGTATGCCACATTGAAATGCCCTAACTCATTCCGTCTTGCTTCTGAAATTTTAGTCACTTGGTGACTACCCTCTTTGTCATAGATAAAATCTATATCTTCTATTTTGTCTGTGTTTTTGTTATATAATTTCATTTGTTATTTCCTTAACTAAATGTAAAGGTGACTTCATCGTCACCCGAATAGGCTGAACCATCTTTAGAATAAAGCACACTTATTTTATCTCCATTTGAAACTGCAATGTTCCCAGAATCTTCACCATGGTACTGACCAATAAATGACTCGTTTATCCATAAATAAAAGAGGTCGTATGCAGCTTCTGATGAAACAGTCCAATAAAATGTACAGTCATTATTTACTGTACCTTCTGTAAAAGCTGTGGTGTTATCAATATTGAAGTTGTTTGTTATGAATGTGCCTGAACCATTGTCCACAGAGCCATATAGGCTATCTTGTGTCATTAATGCTTTCATGGTTGCATAGTCAGTTTCACGGACATTGGTTGTATTGTGACCACCAAACCAATCTATTGTAAAAAAATCACCTGCTACAGCCAAATGAGCTACCATTAATAGCGAACCAAACATTACACACGACCTATGGTGATACTATCTGCACCGCTATCATCCCATACTTCATATCCAAATACTTCTGTACCATTTAGGTCTGCTGGTTCACCTTGATTACCCCAGTTGAATTCTGGACCCCAACCAGGGACATTCTCAGCATCGAAAATTCTAATAGAACCACTTTGCCCTGCTATTTGATTTTCTACTGTGACATTTACTGCTGTTGCCGCAAAACTAACTTTCTGATTATTCGCGAGAGCTATTGAATTATCTCCTCCTCCTATAACGGTTCTCTGTGGTTCTGTGAATGTTTGTGCTGTATTTATATCAACCGTATTCACTTCTGCCTCTGCTTCAACACCTGCTAATTTTGTTTTTTCGCTATCTGTATAGGGATTTGTATTAGCATTATTTTCATATTGTGTTTTTATCTCTGCATCTGATAAAACAGCACTTGATCCTAATTGTTCTACCCATGCAGTGTCATCATTATCCCAAACATATCGGAGTACATCATTCCCGGCGCCAGTATCAACATTTGCATAGTCACCGATGGAAGATGTGGGGTGAGCAGCTTGAAGTGCTGCCAAACTTACATACTGTCCTTTGAAGTGTGAACTTTCAAGCCCTGCAAGCTTTGATTTCTCGCTGTCTGAAAACTCATTTGTGTTTGCATTGTTTTCATAGGCTGTTTTTATTTCTACATCGCTTTGATCTGCAGTTGCATTATCTTCAATATTTGAAAGTTTTGTCTTTTCAGTATCTGTAAAAGGATTTGTATCGGGATTGCTTTCATAAGCAACTTTTATCTCGCTTGCAGTCTGATCTGTAGTTGCTCCTGCCTCAATGTTTGCAAGTCTATTTTTTTCCGTCGTACTATAATCTTCTTCTGACAGACCCTTGCCTGCGATCTTATCGACTTTGTTGTTCGTATTATTATTTACCGCCGCTATAACATCACTGCCTTTATCAACTCCACATTCTAAATCTGCCATCTATTCTCCTTAACTTTTGTTGGACGTGAACGCCGTTATGCCGTATCTCTTATGCTTAAAACAGTTGGTACTCTTGACCCTACTACAGTGTCGTTGGTTCCACCGTTCTCTATTTGCAGCTCAATGATTGAGTTGGCTGGTATTGTTGTTGTGAGTGCTTCATTTATAGCTAGTATTGTATACTGAGAAGTAGGACAATACACATCAACCGTTGCTAGTGTTACACCCCCTACTACTACCTTCATTGTGATAGTTGCCGCCGACACCTTCCAATATGCAACCGAAGCATAAAGCGTGTAGTCCGTTAGTTCCTCTACTGTTGGGATTGTGACAAGCGTTGAAAATCCACTATCGCTATATATAGCATTGTCTGTTGTTACCTCTGCATGAAATGTTGATGGCTCAGTTACAACTTCCGGTGGGTATGAATACATAATCGTTGTATCTCTATCAAATATATAAACCGCATCAACTTTTATGATAAACTCTTCGCCTGCACCAAACTCTATAAGCGGTGTGCCATCTACAGATATTCTGCACTCTTCTGTAGTTTTAAAACTGTAGTACGTTGCATCCGTCCATATCTTCTGGATACCCCTTTCTACACCTCCTGAGCCTGAATAACCGAATGCCATTAGATAACCTCCTGTAGTGAGATCGTTGCGAATGTTTTAGAAGGGTTTGTTAGCACAATGGTAAAATCATCAATGTAAGCGATCATAAACAGATTCTCATAGATGGAATCCGTACTGTCATCGATGATGAATGCCGTGGCTATCCCCTCGAGTGACTTGATGAGCCTTTTGATACGCATCGTCTCAGATGAATCAAACACGATGTCAACGTCAAGTGTCTCTTCTATCGCAGTTTTTGAAAGTTCTATGAGTCCGCTTGGATCTTCTGTTTTAGTTATCTCCAAACTAAACCCGATCTTTGGATTGTACACGGTATCACCCAGAGACACAGACAAGCCGCCTATGAACGAACCTATAGAAGAGTAATCCTCTCCGGTCAACTCCGATACAGTCACTTCAACCGTATGTGCAGAAGCATGAAGCGTGTGAGCATAGTCCAACTCTCCGTTCGTGATCGTTTTAACCGTTGTTTCCAAAGTGGCAGAACCTGAGTCTTTTTCCACGATGGTAAGCGTATCACCTTTGACCGCACCAAATGCCAAAAGATCAAAACCACTCACGCTTGCTGAGAAAGCAAGGTCGTACACACTCCCCAAACTTATGGTCGTTGCATCACAGATCATCTCTGTTTTTGACTGAAGGTCAAGTGCTGCGAATTTGTTTGCCACTTCCCAAAGAAGCCATTTCCCTGTATTCTCTTCGGGGTCTATGTTTAGGTTGTCATCCACCACGGACATATAGTGGTAATTGTTCTTAAGTGCAAAATCACTTTGAGAGTAAGTTGTTACTGAACTCCATTCCGAATGAGGGTCAAGAAGATTTGTGCTTAGAAACCCTGTGATTTGCTGAGTCAATACTTTCATGCCATAGCCCTTAATAATGTGTTAGAACTCTTTTTTGTTTTGAGTAGTTTTTTGAGTGTTAAAGTACTCTCATAAAGAAGCTTTGCCATAGCGTCAAGCTTTTCTTCCATAGACTCAAACACAGAGCCTGAGCCGTTAAGTCCAAGGTCTGCTGTAGTTTGTGCGTTTATGACATACTCTTGACCATGCACCACACCTGCTATGTCATCAGTTCCGATATTGCCGGTGTATCCACCAGATGCAAAACCGTAAAGCCCACCAGATGAACCACCACCGGCAAAAGTAAGACTTGAATAAGGGTCTACAAAATCATATTGACTTAAAACTACTGTTTTATAAACTCCTCCGTTATTGCCTTGCTGTTGTGCAGCTGAAAGAGTTTGACTTAAACTGTTTATACTATTCGCATAAGACTCAACAGCCCCCGTTGCACTATCATAAAAGCCCATACTTTCAGCGAGTAGTCCATTCACTGTTGTAAGCTCATCACCCACAGCATCCAGCCCCATCGCTGCCATCTCATCCGCATAGATCTTTTCTATTTCTGCCTCTGTTGCCATGCCTGTCACAAGACCTGTTTCAACATACCCGGCATTCAGTTCTGCAAGCTTGTTAATGGCTTCTTCTTTTACAACATTATTTTCTTTTTGGGTTGCCGTAAGCTTTGCAAGATTGCCATCTATTTGGATGATCATATCATTGGCAGCAGACATCCCCTCCTGGTTAGCCAAAGAAGCCACAAGATCACCCATCTCTTGTTTGAGTGCAGCCATAGTGTTATCTGTCCATGTGGTATCGATGGTCGGTGCAAACGGTATCTGTATGGCTTCACCACCTAAAGAACCTACAATGGCATTGTAAAGCCCTACCACTTCATTGAGTTTTTCTATAGGGTAATTCAAGGCCTCCATGATGATTCTGCTCATACCAAGCACAGCAAATTCAACCGCTTTAAATGCCAGTTTTATACCATCTATCGCATCACCTAAAAAACCAAAAGCAGAAATGCTTGACTTGATGCCATCTATAACATATTCACTAAAAACCTTTGCACCCTCTTTGCCTTTTCCGAACATATCGCCGAGCATCTCTTTAACAGTCAAAGCCATAGCTTTTAAGTAAGTGAACAATCCCTCGTCCATAACCGCTTGCTGAAACAGCGTCCATTCATCTTTCATGTTTGAGATGATCCCGTTCCATGTTTTAGACTGAGCATCCATCGCACCTACATATTTCTCATTGAAAATAGCATTAAGTGTGCTCTCGATGATAGCTTTATTGTTGTCGATGACAATCTCTCTTGAAGCACCTGAACTGTCAGTCCATGCATAGGCTATCTCTTCACCTTGTCTTTTGGCTTTGATACCAAACTCTTTAAGGCGCTCATTCTCTCCTACAAGAGCATCCGCCATCGCTTCAACTGCCTGCTGAATGGGTTTTCCCATCGCCGATGCAGTATCTCCAAGTGTTTTAAGAGTCCCGGTTGTCGGGTCTATCCCGTACGCTTTCATCTTTACAAATGCCTCAGTCACCTGACCGAGTTCATAAGGCGTTTGTGAAGTAAAATCCGTGATCCATGACATGGACTCTTTGGCTTTTTCGCTTGAGCCGGTAATACTTTCAAGTGTAGTTTCAAACTGTTCAAATTTGGCAGAGACAGAGACAAAAGAGACAGCAGCATCTTTGGCAGCAGCAAACGCTTTAGCAACGGCATAAACACCAACAGCCGCCTTGACAAATGTAGCCAAGTCTTTTTTAGCTTTGTTCGCTGTACGCTGAAGCCCTGAGAGTTGCTTTTGTGACTTCTTGACACCAGCCACAAGTTTGGCGGTGTTTGCATCGACTTCAATTACAACTGTTCCTACACTAGCCATTATGCCATCCCCCTAAATATATTTTTCACGCTCTCTTCGAGATTTGTGACGCTCTGTTTTGTTCTTTGTTTCAGTCTTATAAGAAAGTCATTGACCTTCTTTTTGCTTTTAAAGACAAATGCTAAAGCAGTGAGGATCTGTGCAGTCTGTATCTCGTTTCTCTCCAATGGGAAAAGATACTTTTTGTGATAAGCCTGCCACTCTTGAAATTCTGCCATACTCATTTCATCCTCTATCTCTCTTGCTGTTCTGCCAAGTGCCAAAGCAAGGTCGAAAATAAACTCCCTGCCTTCTACTTTTTTGGCGAATTAAACCTTGTTATCTCAGAGTAGATCTCTTCAATACCTGGTTTCGCTGATACACCCATCCCTTCCAGTTCTTTGACGGAAAGTTTCGGGTTCACAAGCGACATCGATACTGCAAGGAACTTAGACCTCTCAACATCTCGAATGGATACCTCCATCTTTCCGTTTACTACATCTTTTTCAGAAGTATCACCGATCATCAGTGCTTGTACCTCTGTAAATTCTGCATTTGAAAGTTCTCTGATCTCAACAGTGTCATCCCACCCTTTGACCTCTATCTTTTTTGTTTTCGGCTTGAATTTCTCAAGTAGATCTTTTTTGTTCATGTTTTGCCTTTTTGTGTTGCCTTTTTGTGTGGAGAAGGGCTAACTCCACTCATTAGTCAGCAGCCGTTTCTGTGACAGCCGAAGCGATCTCTACAGTAATATCAAGCGTCACTGCTTCATCTTTTGGTAAACCGATGGAAACCTTTGAAACTTTCCCGGTAAACGCAAACTGTGTTCCGTGAGTCGCTCCCATATCTGAAAGTTCGATGATCATCGGAACATCTGTATTTGCCGCGAAAGCATCTCTAAGTGTTTTTTGTCCGTCTGTCGATGTTGCAGGATCAAGTAGAACATTGAGATCCAAAGCCCCTCTGAGAATAGACCCTAAAGCCTTTGCAGAATCGTTACTCGTCATACAAGAATACTCTTTGACCGTTCTTGACTCTTCTATGTTTCCAATAGATTGCAAACATCCAACTACAGCACTATCGGCTTTGATGATAATACCTTGACTGTCAACTTTTGTAATTGCCATTATTTACTCCTTAATGTAAAATCAATTATTTGTCTGTGC